CTGGGAACGAAAGGTATACTGCACAAAATCTAATAAACCTCAAGGTAAACAATAATGAATGATATTAAAATGGCTCCTAAGGAGCAAGAAAAGCCCGTAGAGAAACAAGTGGAAAAGCCCGTTGAAGTGAAAAAGGAAAAGCCTGTAGTTACTCCTCCGCCTCTTAACGCTTCAACGCAAATCTCTCAGGTTACTCTGAATACTTACCATGAACAGAATCCCTCGAATTGGGAATTGATGCCGCATGATAAAGGCATTGAAGCACGCAATACTGTGACCGGACGCCAATTCGTTGGTAGTGTGGCCGAATTCAACAAAATGTTACGTGGTTAAGGAATTACAATGCCTGGTTATGTTACTAGCGGTTTCACGCTTGAGGAAGCCCATCGTCTCGGTCTAACCGAGATCGAAAATAAGTATTCCGCAAAGATTAATGATGTCTTCGATAGTTATGCCCTGGGTACTCCACATCGGTACTATTGTACTGAAGAGCATATCATCAACATTATCAATGCTAGCGTTGCAGGTCGTGATCTTCACGAATCTACTCCGCTTATGTGCGCTCCGCTGCCATTGGGTGACCCCGAGATTTACAATTGGGTAATTCATGATTATCGTTCTGCACAGTCTGTGTACTACGATTACGTCCAGTTTAAGAATCAATTTTGGACGTGGTATCAAAACACCAAGGTCGCGTTTCTGCAATGTACTACTGTCGAAGCATGCGATACCTATATTGACAATGTCCTGAATGGGTGATTAAATGGCGGTTACCATTGCTTCTGATCAAACTACTATATCATCAGCAGATACGACCACAACCAATGGTACCTTCTATCGCCTGAATGGAACAAGCTCTGGTAACCCAGCGCTAGAAGCCGACGGCCATGCACAAGGTGCTGGTTGTATTGCGTACAAGTGTGGAGCTACAGTTACACCTACAGATGCTGGTGGTCATTTCAACAGTACTGCAACGTTTACTGCTGTGAGCAAACTTATCTTCGTGTGGTTGCTTAGTGTTACCTCAGGTAATAACTCAGTAAAAGCTTCCGATGGTATTGATATAGGATTAACTAACACCAGCACTACGAGTACTACAGCGTGGTCCACAACCAATTATAAACGCTGGCGTGTCGATGGTGGTGATACGCTGCCTAAGACACCCGGATGGAAATGCTATATTATTGATCCTGCAAGTACAGCTGACCTCACTGCTGGTACGCTTACGCTATCTACATTGAAGAATGTGGGATTCCTAACAAGACAGGTTAGTGCTGTAACTACTGCGTTGAATAATTTGTTCAATGATGCTGTTCGTGCTGGAACGATGCTCACTGCAACAGCCTTAGCCACAGACACTATTCGTCTTTTGGATTTTCTAACAGCCGATTTGACCAAAGCTAATAGCTATGGTTTCATCTCTGGTGGTAATGATATCTATACGCTCGGTGGTAAGCTTCAATTTGGCCTTGGTACTGAATCTAATAATCTGGTTTCCAATTTATCCGATTCTACGGTTGTGTTCAGATCATTTCCCGCAGTTACGATAGACAGCTGGAACATCATTGAATTCTTGGCTAATTCGGGTTTTACCAACACGATTACTGCTGATAACCTCACAATCAAATCGGAAGGTACTGCGATTGCACAATGGCAATTGCTTTGCTCGAACCGGACACCATTTAATGCCTCTGGTCCATCTTTTTCTAAAGGTACAGTAAGAACCTATTTAGGCACTATCTCCGGAGGGTCTTACAACAAAGCGATGCATCAGTTTGGCGGTGGTACAATGTCAGATTGTGTATTTGTTAACTCTCATATTCGCCAGATAAGTGCAGCCGATCTGAATAATATCAGTAATTGCTCATTTACTTACGGTACTGATTTCGTTAATGCAATTGAAATCAATACACCTGGCTCGTATACGTTTAGTGGATTAACATTCACTGGATATGGTGCTAATGGTGCGGCTAATGCAGCAATCTACAACAACTCTGGCGGTGCAGTCACAATTACGGTATCTGGTGGTAATACCCCAACGTACAAGAATGGTGTGAGTGCTACTACAACTGTTAATTCAGGGGTATCCACTACAATCTCAGCGAATGCCAGCTTAGTTGGTGCCGAAATTCGCATTTATGATCTAGATAATACCCCTGCTGGTTCATTGGGCACAGAACTTTCAGGTATTGAGTCAAATAGTGCTTCCACTTATAACTTTTCGACATCATCCGGAAATACAGTGTGGATACAGATATTGCTTGCGGGCTATGAGGAATATGGGGCTTCCTATGTTATTCCAGGTACCGCAGGAACGTTCAATGCTATATTAACGGCTGAAACAAACAACTAAGAGGAAAATAATGGCAATTCTCATTGACCATACAAACTATTCGACGAAGCTGAAAGAGTCCACGAATCCCGCTGGTTCTGCGCCGAATGGTAATGTATATTTCGACACTGTAAACAATATCATCCAGCTTATTGGTGTGGATGAACTACCCACCATTGACTTGACTGCGCAAGGTGGTGGTGCAACTGATCCTAATCCTTTGGCTAATTTTGAAGGCGTCACAATGCGTGCATTGTACAACTTTGAGAATAGTCGGCGTCGTGTTAATGAAACACTTCGTAAATATAAGCGTGGCATTAAGGGTACTTATCGCTTCGCTGGCGCATTTAACTTTGTTAACGGCGTTAAACTTCGTACTACTGGTTCAAATGATCGTGCTAAGATTCGTGGTTCTGGCTGGATTGAGTATGCTGCTGCTGGTGATGGTGAAACGACTGTTGATCGCATCTATCATGGCATTTCATCCCTTATCGATATCCAACCGAATACGCAGCCTTATTATGCGCTTGTAACTGCCACTGATGAAACTACGCTGCAAGCTGCAACATGGTCTAACTTTGCACGCCTTGGTGATATCAATGAGGCTATTCAGGTCTTTGGTACCACTGCGAACGGTGATACTGGCGCTGGAACATTTGATTACAAGACTCGTACAGCTGTAGTTCGTGTGCGTTCTTGGCAATACAATCCGGGTGAAACTACATCCGTCGCTACAGCTATTTCGGAATACTCTGGCTTCTCAGCCGGTTATGGTGTCGGAGAATCTCTCAACCCGTCCAACACCTACACTCTTGCTGATGTCATCGGTGGCTACTCTGGTCAAGCTGGTACGCGTATTGCTCCGTTCACTGGAATGTCTCTTGAGAAGTATGCTAGCGCTCAGACTAAGACTGGTTTTAATGAGGCTGATGCAGCGTTCACATGGGTTCTGCATAACTCTGGCGGTGGTACTGCACAACAATGTGCGGCATTCATGGATGCGCTTACGCTTGTTGATGCTGACATTGAAAGCACTGCCACAGCCAGCTATAATGGCAAGAAGGGTCGTGTATGGTACTCGCGCAACGCTTCAGGTAAGATCGTTACAGCTTCTATCGGTAGCGCTGGTCTCTTCATTGAGGGCTTGTCTACTGCTGAACAACAGAACGTCATCTTCACTGCTGATAACGGTAGTACAAAGACATACCCGTACTTCCCGTCTGTGGAAATTACAGTTGGTTCTGTGGCCATCAGCGATCCAAATGCATGGTTCCGTGTGATGTATGTTGATGGGGCTGCTGCTGCTGACTTTGACATGGCTGGTGCTGTCACTGTTAAGAATAGTGCCAACCTCGACATGAACGGTCTTGTGTCTGCATTCCAAGCTGGTGGTAAGATTAGTTTCGCGTACGCGTATGACACTAATACCCAGGCTGGTTTGTCATCCGGTGTCAATAAGTCTTGTGTCGTCCTTGTCGAAGGCGACGGCGTAGCTGCTCAGGCTATCTCGTATTTTACCATTTCTCGTGACCCAATCGTTCCAGTAACTTGTGCACCTCCGTTGGATAATAACGCTTAAGGAGACCGATAATGCTCGTTTCGTCGGTCGACTATATAGCACGACGTATTTATCTCTCTGCAGACACTGTGGATACTGATATCGATACCGTTCTTGTGTACAAGGAGGTAAGGGCAATTCGTCGTCAGACACCCGAGCATCAACGTTTTAAGCCTATTATCGTAGCTGGTGGTAACGTGACTAAAATTCCTGGACTAACATATACGCCAGGATACGTCATATTACTCTATGGCTGTCGTATCGTACCATATGATGCGGCACACAAGCTACGGTTGATTCGTGATACATTTACGGATGATGGTAATGCAGGTCGCGATTGTTTCGATCGTACCTCATTAGTTAATGCTGTGGATATTGACGTAGATTTTCCTGAACGAGAAATACGTGAAGTAACTGTGGGCGGTTCTTCATTGACACCTGCAGATATCTGGAGTTATACAAATCGTACACTCACCGCATTGAATGTTGATAGTATTGCACTGGCTGTGGAAGCACGGTTAGAGAGTAGCACTACAACGCACATATCTATTGCAGAGGCTGTAAGAGCTGAGTTGTTGTTAGAATTATCTAGGATTGATGCTTCAATCTCTTCGAGGCATGCTTCTGGTGCCCTAGTTCCTGCAAATATTAAGCAGGTGAATGATGTTAATATTACCGGCGTTGGCTCTGACGCTAATAGGTGGAGAGCTGCGTAATGGATGGTTGGGAAGGCTGGGAACAGAATTCCTGGAGAGGTTGGGGTGATTTGATTATCACTACCATCGTTAGGACGGCTAATCTAGCTGTTAAGATGCCTCTTCGTTTTTATAATAAATGGCTCAATAGGTAGGAGTTGTTAATGGCCGCTAATGCTGCTAAACAAGCAAAGACAGTTGCCGATCCTTGTGCGGCATATGAGAGTATCGCCCCTTTATGGAAACGCAGCCGTGCTGCATGTAGCGGCGAGAGGTATATCAAGGAATACGACAGTACTCTTGATAAATTAACTTTCAAAAATCTGCTAATTCCATTTTCGGTTACTATGTCACAACGCCAGTATGATTTCTATCGTGCTGAAGCGGAATGGCCTGGTATTACTGCGCAATATTCTAAGATTCTCGTTGGTGGATTACTTCGTAAGAAGCCCCAACTTACATTGCCTGACGGTGTCCCTGTCGGTGCTACTGAATGGATTGTTAACGAATTCACTAAGGATTCGGGTTCTCTCTCATCGTTCCTTGATGAAGCTCTATGGGAGGAGCTGCAAACAAGTCGTGCTTGGGTATTTGTAGATTACCCGACAGTAGCTAATAGAGAAAGCATGACGCGTGAGGAAGTCCTTGCGTTGAAACCATTTCCTGTCATACGTAATGCCGAGTCAATCATTAATTGGCGAATCGATACTGATCCTCTTTCTGGTGCTCATAAGCTTAGTCGTATCATTGTTCGTGGCTATGAGCAGGTGATCAATGAAAATGAGTTCCATCCGGACTTTATTGACACTGTGTGGGTACATGAGCTGGATGCTTCCGGCTTTTATCAAATTCGCAAGTTTCAAAAGGGCGCAGCAAGTGCTACTGTACTAGTAATAAATGGTCGTACACAAACATCTGAGAGTTCTGATGTATTCTCTATGGTTGGTGAACCGATCACTGATATTGTTGCTAATGATGTACGTTTGTCAGAGATCCCTGCATGGCCTCTGAATGGTTCCATCGAGACGCTCGAACCAATTCTTAGTCCATTGATTGACAAAGAGATTGCATTATATAACAAGATGAGTCGTCGTAACCATCTCCTATATGGTGCTGCAACATATACGCCTGTGCTTAGCTCGAACATCTCTGACGATGAGTTCAAAGACATCGTAGAAGCCGGTCTAGGTTCATGGATCAAATTGGGTCAGGGTGACACTGCTGGAGTTCTGCAGACACCTACTGAAGCTTTGGCGGACATGGATAAGGCTATAGCCTCTGGGTTAGAAGAGATTGCGAAGCTTGGTATCCGTATGTTGTCTCCAGAGACAGCACAATCGGGTGTTGCTTTGGAATTACGTAATGCCGCACAGACTGCTCAATTAGGCACATTGAATTCTAAGGTAAGCAGCCAGATGGCTGATATTATAGCGTTCATGATTAATTGGCGTTATGACCTTGAGATTAAATCTTCTGATATCAAGTTTAGTCTGTCTGAGGACTTTAATCCTGCTCCGCTTGGTGCTGATTGGCTACGTCTTGTTACTGAATGGTATGAGAACGGCTTGTTGCCACGCTCTACTTGGCTTCAGATTCTTAAGCAGAATGATATTATGCCACCTGACTATAACGATGAAGAAGGCCAACAAGAGATAAATGACTCTGACCTTATCGTCACAAAACAGGAGCAGACTACATTCAATAATCAATTAACTGCAGCAATGAATGGACCACAAAATGGCAATCAAGAAGGCAACGGGAACCAAAAACCCTAAATTATCTATGGCTCTAAAAGGCAATCATAACGCATCGAAACATGGTGCTCGTACTGGAGCAGCGGCAGCGCTTATTGGCGGTATTCCTGGCGCATTGGCTGGTGGTGCTATTATTGGTGCCGCTAAGCGTGGTGAAGGCGCATCACGTGCCCATAATCGTGCTGCAAAGGCTGCAGGCATCGTTGGCGCTGTCGGCGGTGGTTTGGCTGGTGGTGCATTAGGTCTTGCAGCTGGTCATGGAAAAGCCGGAGTAGCTGCCGGTGCCGCTGTAGGTGCCGCTGCTAGCGGTGGATTGCATTACGGTGCCTCCAAGCTAGGTACTGCACTGACCAAGGGCTATACCAGTAATAAGTCAACGAAACCGCGAAAGAAGAAATAACATGGGCTGCAAAAAAGGTGGCGGTAAGAAGAAGTAAAGGACACATCCCACTTCGGTGGGATGTTTCTTATGCAGCAATGTATAGCAAACATCCTATCAACTCTAAACTACTTGTGGAGTGAAAATGAGTGTAAATACTCAAATATATGACAAAACTGTAGATCGTACAGCGATGCTACGTTATGTCGAAGCAGGAATGAATGAAAAGATCACAAAGCTTATCGATACTCATGAATTAACGGTATCAGATATTGTCAAACGAAACCAACCACGACTGACGCCTCAGTTAAAGAAAGAGATCGCAGATGAAGTCATTTCTTCAGCTTCAAAATTACATAGTGTCGTCTCACGTGATCTTCTTGAACTTGTGCAGGATCAACTCTCATATTCTTACCAGATACTTGATGCTGCAATCGGAAAGATCTGGAAAACAGCAAGGCCAACACAGCGTGTAGCTGAGGAGATAGTCCTTACGCGACCTTTGTATAACGATGTCACATTGTCAGCTGGATGGAACTCTATTGCTGCGAATGAGCGTAAGCATATCGAACAAGCTATTCGTGAGGGTATCGCTAAAGGTATGTCTGAAGATGAGCTTGCGCTATACGTAAGAAAATCTTCTGCATTTAGAGTTAGTCGGCAGCAATCGCTAGGTCTTGCACGAACTGCAATGACTAGTGTGTACTCACAATCTGATATGGAAATCTATAAGGCAAATGAAAAAGCCCTACAAGGTTACCAGTATGTTGCAATCCTGGATAGTAGAACTACCCCGCTGTGTGCCTCGCGTGATGGGAGTATTTACCCTGTTGGTGATTATATTCATTTGCCTCCAGCGCATTGGTATTGTCGTAGTACAACGGTGCCGGTAGTAAAGGATTACGAGTCATTTGGTAAGCTGGATAACGTAACTCAAGTACGTAAGAATAACTTCAAGGGACTTACACCCAAGCAGATCGCTGAGTATGATGGTCAAACTGGATTTGGTGAGACATACAATGCATGGTTATTCAGACAACCTCTCGATGTTCAGCTACGTCATCTAGGTGACTACAAGAAGCTTGAGATGTTTAGGTCTGGTCAACTTACCGTTGATAAGTTTGTTAGTGCCAATGGCAAGAAATTGACCATTAAGGAATTGCGTCAATTAACTGACTCCGGATATGCTCTTCCTGGTGATACGATGCGTTTTGCATCTGCCAAAGAGAAACTCGATGCGATTCGTCTTGGTGCACCTACACCTGAAGCTCTGATGGGTGATCCTGAGATCGTGAAAGCATTAAAAGAATATTACCTGCTGCAGGCTGGTGAATTGGATGGTACGCTGTCACTTACGAATTATCGTGGTACATTGATACACACGAAGAAAAACACTAAGCAACGTGTATTAAGCACTCCTCCTAGAGAAGAAAATATCAAGTACAATCCTCTTACAGGACAGTACGAGGATATGCGTATGTATCAGCCAGCTCCTAATGTATTACTGAACAATATTAGGTTGATTGATGAGTCTCCAGTGTTGAAGCCATCAGACAAGGAATTTCTTAACAAGTTCCTGGATGGCCTTGAGATGAGTATGGGAGCGAATGAACGTGCAGTGGTTGCGGACAATCTGCGCATTATCTTCACTCGTTATCGTACTAATGGCGAGGCATGGGGTAATCTGAAGGCCGTATTGAATGGCCAGATGAAATTCGACGTAATGAACGTATCTGACGCTATCGAAACACAACTCCGTAAAGATATCAATGTACTGCATAAGCTGAAGACTGATCAGTATATCGATCCTGTCCTTGGTCCCGTTCAACTACAGGATTTGCATGATACATTCATTGATAACATCCACCTTAAGAACAAATGGGAAGATACCACTGCTCTGAAGATTGGTAGAGAGTTGCGGAATGTGCTGGACTACAAATTACCATTGAAGATCAAAGCTAGATTATCCGAATCCCAATTACGTGACTTCTATACGAAGTTTGCGCAGATGTTGGCAACAGGTGATACACCAGATAGAGATCAAATGGCTATCATGCTAGGGAGATCCCTGTATAATTCCGCGAATTTCCGTGGTAGCAGAAATGAATGGTACAATCTGGGCGTCAAGATATTGGATTCTGCAGACAATAAGGGCTTCTACAAATTGGAAACCTTTGGTGTTCAAAAGCGTAGGATGAAGAGTCGTAATGGTGGTAAGTACTTTGGGCCGTATTACGATACATTTAGTATGAACTTACGTATTGTGGATCCGCGCATCCAGGAGTATGCTAAGCTCACAAGGAAGGTAGATCTAGGTCTACGCATATCTGTCACAGACGATCGGAATGTGTTGAAGATTAGACCTGGGTATAAGACGTATTTCGACAAGAATAACCGAGACACTAGAATACCTATCACATCATCTCACTCATTTAGTAATTTCCCTGTGGAATTAGTTGATGACGACATGGCCAATGCACTTAATTGGACGGCTTCCACCAAGTATACAATAGACCCTGACTTCTTTGACTTCGCTAAAAAGCTTCTTTTCTTTGAAGATGACAAAGGGCGAAGCCGTTATTTTAATGAACTAAATCAGTACAGAGAATTCATGGTGGGGCGTGGTGATGCTTATGAACGTTTAAAAGCAATGGAGTGGCTGCGTGAGAAGAATGCAGCATTCAGTAATCATCCGTTCCTCGATCATAGAGCACGTATATATGATCGTGGCTTAATCAGTCCTCAATCAGGTGAGACTTTTAGGCCATTCTTGAGTACACAAGCTATTCGAGAGTTTTCTCCGGATGATTTCTACAATTTGCAGGATCAGATAGGCTCATTCATTGGTGGTCTTAATGATAAACTAGAAGGCCCATATAATTCGTTATCCATAACAGGTCGGCAGAAAATCGCTGAGCGTTGGCGTAATGAATTGATTCGTATTGGCAATCACATGCGTCGTGCCAAACCAAACGATATTAGAGCCGTCTTAGAGTCTGATTTCATGGCATTGATTGATGGTGAAGAACAAGGTAAAGCTCTGCGCTTTGCTTTGGAAATGGCTAAGATCAATGATCATGTTGGTGGTGACTTCGTTAATATCGAGGCACGTATCAAGGGCTACAAGACTGCTTTAGCATTGGAACAGGATGCTTCCTCTTCTGGTGCTCAGATTATTGCGTTAACGACCAAGAATCGACAACTCGCTGATCTATCTAATGTTACAGCTACGATGCAGAAACAGCGTCTATACGACGAAATTGCTGCTGCAACGTACAATGACGAACGCTTCAGAAAACTGAATGAACGCTTTGGGCTTACTGAGAAGGATCTTCGTAAAGCTGCTAAAGCACAAAACATGGTGACGTTCTATGGTGCCGGTGAACGTACTGGTATTATGAATGCAGAAAATAAACTAGCTAAGACTTTAGGCAAAGATACGGACGTGCTTGTAATTAAAGCAGCCGATCGTGATACTGTGCTTAATGAAATTAGCGCGCGTATGGCTAGATATGAGAAGCTCGACTACGAAACTTATTTGGAATTGAAGGCTCTTCGGCAAGATGTCAAAGATGTGTTCAATAAAGGATTGCCTCCTGGCGATGAAATCATGGATCAATTGTTCTTCTTGGATCCTAAGACACGCGACCTAGTTGAGAGAATGACACGTAACTATAATGATATTGTTACGCCGAATGACTTCCAACAGATTGCGATGATAATGAGTGAGCATTTGCGCGAGCAAGTGCCTATCTTGAAAGATTTCACACGATTCTTTGGACGACTGGCAAGTGAATACTTAGAGAATGCAAAACCGTCTGCCTCGGCATTTGACTGGAAGAGTATTGCTAAGATAAGTTTGCTTGGTGAGAAGGAGAGGGGCTATACATTACCTAGATGGTTGAGCGAGTTGCTTGGTCTGAAAGCTAATGAGCCTGTCAGTGAGAAGATACTTAAGCGCTTCGATTTCTATAGACCCGATGGTCCATTATCTCAGTTGATCTTCGGTGTAGAAGCTCCAGGTAATCGTCGTGTCGGTGCCAAATATTTGAAATTGGAATTAGCTGATCTCGTTAAGTTGAGCGAGATTGAGGTGCTCTACACAAACAATCTTCCAAAGAGCTGGACTAATATTCCCTGGGTGAATTTCGATGGAAAAACCATTGAACAAAATTTCACTCAAACATTCGAAGAACGTTTACGTTATAAGGATGCTCAAGGTAAGTGGATAACCAATATAGTTCAAGTGGATCAAAAGACAGACCCAACATGGTGGCAAGAACTGATTAACAAGGATGGTAAGATAAACGATATTGCTGATGGCCAAAAGGCAAGGACTGCTTTTGCAGTTAATGGTAATCACTCAAATGATGCTACATTGGTGAAACAATTTCACTTGTGGGGTAAATCTGCAAACGTTCCTACATCTACAATTCATGACGCTTTCTTTGCTAATGCTGCTGACATGTTGAAGGCAAGGTGGGCACTACGTAAGATATATGCTCGTGTTCTCGATAAGAATGTCATAAAAGACACTTTAGATGAGATGCGTGCGCGTGGTCTACCCAAAGAAATCTACGATCGTTATCTTAACGAGGCGATCGATATAGGACTTATCCCTGTTGCGGGAAGATCTCGCGTCGGTGGTAAGCTTGTGACTGAAACTGATATCCTACGTAAAAGCGATGTGCTCGAAGAAATCCCATCTGGGTTCAAGAGTAATCGTGGCTGGTATGGTATTGGTTAACAGTACAGGAAGGTAACGGAGCAGAGGGCCTGTACCCCTTTGATGCTCCAGCCGGATAAGTTGTACTTAACCAAAATTTTAGGGCTGTGCCCGGAGAAATAAATGCCTGATCCCAATGGTAATACAAACGACGATACTGGTAACAACAACGCTAACGGTAATCCTGGCGGTGCTGGTACTGATGATCAAAGCATGGTCGAAAAGCTCGTAGCTGATCGTGTTGATGAAGCTCTGAAAGATATCAAGAAGAAACTTGATAACGCCTATGCTGCTCGTGATGAAGCTAACCGAAAGGCCGCTGAACTCGAACAGAAAGAGAAAGAAGCAAGGCTGGCCCGACTCGCAGAGGAAGGTAAGCACAATGAAGTACTTGAGGCGCGTCTGGCTGAGGCTAATGCCAAACTAGATGCAGTTAGCAAGGCTAATACTGAACTGTCACGTGACGTAAAAGTACGTGAGGCTCTCGGTGGTTTGCCTTTCCGTAACGATCGTGCGGCAGAGATTGCCTACAAAGAGATCGTTGGAACGCTTGTGCAGGACGACAATGGCGTCTGGAAACACAAGTCTGGTGTTACTATCAAGGAATTCGTTGAAATCTTCTCTAAGGATGAAGAGCAATCGTTCTTGTTTAAAGCCAAATCATCCTCCGGTAGCGGTACAAATGGAACTAATCCAGACTCCGCACCAAATAAACAACCTAGCTCACTTTTCGCAATGTCTCAAGAAGAAGTTCTTAAACTTGCACGAGAGGGAAAGCTACCGAAACGAAAGTAAGGACAATTAATGCCCGCTATTGATAATCTCGCTGGTGCCGATAATTATGTACTGCAGGAAAGCATCAACGCATACGCTGACGAAGCGTATACCACTGCCAAGAAGCTGAGTGGCACAGGTATTGTTGGTACCAATCCGCAGATCGACACCAAGACTGAAACCTTCATCGGCCAAATCCGTTGGGAAAAGCCGCTGAATCCGACCATCAACGTTGCATCGCTGACTGATGCTACTGACGGTGCTACGACCAGTACTGAACAAGATTTCCTGACCTACATCAAGACTGTGCGCACGCATGGTTCCGAGAAGGTCAACATGCAAGAAGTTGTTACCCAGAAGGATGGTCTGGCTAAGATTGGCCGTGACTTCGCTATCACTAAGGCACAAGATGAGCATAACGCCATTCTGTCTGTGCTGAAGGGTGTCGCGCTTACCGAAGCTCTGCTTGGTGCCGCTGCTGGTTCTGGTAATACTGGTCTGGGTGGTCAAACGTTTGCCAATGATCCTACCGACAAGAAGTATGGCTTCTACGTCGATCTGGGTTCTGCCGCTCCCGTTATCGCTGCCTCTGCATCTGCTCAAGGTGCTGCTCGTGCTGAAGGCTTCCTGCAAGCTATCGGCAAGGCTTGGAAGGATTACGAGCCTGACTACGCCTATCTGGTTGTTTCTCCGGAAGTGTTTGCATCGCTGCGCTCGGCCAATCTGGTCGATCAGGATAGCGTCACTGAAGGTAACGTCAACTTCTCGACCATTTTCAACGGTAAGTTCCGTCTGATCCAGACTCGTGCTTCGCAATCGTTCTCCACTGCCGAATTGACCAAGATCAATACCGGCGCTGGTGTCGATATCGTTGGCACCAAGACTTCCTTCATCGTTCTTCCTGGTGCTATCGCTATGGAAGGTCTCGATGTGCCGGTTCCGACCGAAATTCATCGTAATGCTCGCTCCTACAAGGGCGGTGGTACGACTGATATCTGGTATCGTTGGGGCTATGTCGCTTGCCCGGCTGGTTACGATTGGATTGGTGCTACTAACAAGTTCCCGTCTGATGCTGAGTACATGTATGCCAAGGAAGGCGCTACTGCTAAGGAACTGACTACTGTCGCTTCTGGCACGCTGGCTTCCACGACTGGTACTTGGGCACGTAAGGCTTCTTCCGCACTGAGCCTCGGTATTCTGCCGATCTTCCACGCTTAATAAGGGAAAAGCTTATGGCAGTCTCAAAAGGTATTAACTCCTATGTGACAGTTGCAGAAGCTGATACATACCTCGCAGACCGTCTTGATGTAGCGGCTTGGATAAGTGCTGATGTTACCCAAAAGGGACAGGCATTAGTTACTGCCACAGCTTTGCTTGACGAGATGTCTTGGTCTGGCACCGCCATAAGCGAAAGTCAATCTCTCGCATTTCCGCGAGTATGTGAATATTTTGATCCTAAGTTGGGTACGTTAATCTATCTTGACGGAACAACCGTACCCAACCGGATCATTTCTGCTGTTATTGAGTTAGCATACCATCTTCTAAATAATGATGGGTTACTTGACAATACGGGAAGTATCGGTTCTATCACAATAGGGCCGATATCTCTTTCAGGCATTAAGTCTGCAAGTCAGGTACCACGACATGTTGAACGGATTGTAAAGCCATTGCAAATTAATGGTGGTGCTAATCTTTGGTGGAGGGCTAACTGATGGCTGACAACAGAGTGCTCGTAGAGCGCTATGTACGTTTGGCATTTCAGAAGGTCGGAACACTGGCTAAAGATATACTATTCTCATCCAAGCAATCGAATGGATTTAATTTCTCGACTGGTGTAGCTACGGTAACGTTGGCCAATCCTGTGTCAGTAAAGGCAATCCAATTAAAGGCTAAGAAGCCTAAACGCGAGGAGGGAATAGCACTATCTACTAAGAGTATTGAGCTTTTAATGATTTCTAAAGATGCGCCAAACATGGACAGTTATGATACTGTCACTGTGGATGGTGTAGCCTGGAATATTGTTAGGCCAATTGTTGATGACGGTTATTTAATAACT